AAATATCCCTCACTTATGTAACTATCCGCGCCATATTGCTGCAAAATCGCACTATTAACTCCCTGTATCTTTGGTTGAGTTACTGGAAAAGGATTTAAACCTTTACGCTTCATATAACCTTCGACAAACCTATCTAATATGCCCATTTTATATCATGCCCCAGGTTAGCTGAGGCGCATTTACTTTTGTGAATACCGCGTACCGTAAGGAGTCTGTTAAGTGGTCATTAAACTTCACAGGCTCATCTAATTTCTTACCATTTCTATCCGTCTTCCATTTGTAGTTCCTCAGCTCCTTTATTAAGTTATGGCTTCGCTCTGTCACATACATAGGTAGACTCTTAATCTTTTTTATCCCTTCAGTCACATCCTTATTGGATGGCTTGGCATTGAGTCCGCATCTACAAAGCTCCTCTATCGTCTTAGGCTCTGCGCTATCGCAAAATATCTCATCGTATGGAGATATACCTAAGCCTTTAACTTTCTCAACCAAGTCGTTAGTCGTTAGCTTTGTCTCGTAGATAACCTCATCCACATAAATAGCCCCATCATGAAAAACTACCTTAGTCATAGCTGATGGGTTATTAAATCCAAAGTCCAACCCATAAACAGTCTCACCTTGTGGCAAGTCATGGCAATATCGCCAATGAGTATAAATAGTGTCATGTAAGTTACCCTTTTGACCAAGGCCGTAGATTAACCAGTAGTTCTCATCCGCATCCTTTAGCCTCTCAATCTCCTCTATCAATTCTTTAGGTAGAAATGGGTTATCCTTGTAAGTAGTGATGAAAAAGTCCGCATCATCTCTTGGGATAACCTTATCGAAGACCCAGTGATACTCATCAGATGGGTTATAGTCAAGGACTATCTTGCTCTCCGTCCTCATTGTTAGCTGTACCCATGCCTCATAACTCATCTCTGTACATTCGTTCATGAAAAGATATTGCCGCTTTCTACCCCTTATCTTATGTGGCTGATCCACACTAACGAACTCAATTAAGTTACCATTGAGGTTATAGGTCTGTTCGGTTTTATTGTGGTTTGCTTCCGTATAAATACCTAATTTAAGCAAAATCTCTATAAAATCCCTAAGTACAGACCCTTTAATTGAGGGTAAACTCTGTCTTACAATAGACAAAGTTTGTCCACGTTCCTGGAGCAACTTTACAATGAACCAGAGGATAATGTTATAGGTCTTGCCTGAGCGGCTTCCACCTTGCATCACAGTTATCCTCTTATCACTCGTACGCAGTATGTCAAAGACCTTGCTTGTCTGAATCTTTATATGATTCATTAATCTTGTTTATTACCTCGACAGTATAAGTATTCAAATCCTTGCCATCTGCGCCTGTTAACTCTTGGCGCTCAATGTAACCACGTTTTTTGCCCTTAGTTTTCAAATAAAAGATAATGGCAGTAGTATCTCCATCCATTATCCTATCCTTCAACTTCTCCTCTACAAAATCAAGTTTCACATCATCAATCGACTCGGCAGCCTTTTTATATTCTGGGTCTGCTGCCATCCAATTGTAATGTGTTTGCCTTGTAATACCAATCTTTTCTGCTGCTTTAGTAATGTTATTTAGGCTCGCTTCAAGAGCATGAAGCATATCCTTTTTTTTATCGTCAAATGCGTCAAAGTTATCTGCCATAAAATTAGTGTTGATGTATCACCTCCATATTATGCGTAAAGCCCTTATCATCCTTTTTTTCGCGCTCAAATATCCTAAGCTTTACCCACCCATCCTTGTTAGGTAGAGTGTCTAAAAATGCCTTAAAATCGCTTATATTGATATTGAGCATTAGAGAGCTATCTCTCTCGTTCTGTCTCAAATAAAAGCCTTTTTTCTGCATATCGTAAAATTATTGATTTTTGTATCATCCAATACACCAATTCACACTATTTGTTAATAAATAGGTTGAATGATGCAATTGTATCGTTCTCGTATATCGTTTAAAATAATGTTTGGGTCAATGATGCCATTTATAACAATTGAGACCTTTATTTCCTGCCTCATTCTCTGGTTTAGTTGTTCAATGATGTCGTAGAATGGCTCACATATTATTGGGTCATCCATCTTGAGCATCCTATCCACCAAATCAACCGAGTGCATCACGGTCGTATGGTCGCGGTTGATATACTGCGCTATCTCTACCAAACCATAGGTAAAATACTTTCTTGCGATATAGCAGTAAATCTGTCTACCCACGACAATTTTCCTAAACCTATCCCTCCCCTTTATTTTTTCTTTTGTGGTATCGCATACCATCGCGCAAGTCTCTAATATCAAATCAAGTTGTTCCATATTTTTCATTCTCTTTTCTCGTCCCCCCCCCCTCTATTTTTTACCTTTTTTACTTTTTTACCTTAAAATATATAAAAAAAGCGGTACAAACGGTACAGAGGATATAAGTTATTAATAATCAATGTTTAATCAAAATCTCAAAACGGTACAAAAGCGGTACAAAAGCGGTACAAAGCGGTACAAACATTAAAAATCAAGGTCTAAACTACTAAATCTAATAGCCATCTTACCTCTCTCTACCTGGTGTTTTTGCTCCATATACCCAATTCCATACAATTCTGTACCGCTTTTGATACCCCTCTTGTACCGTATTCTCGTATAGTCTTTTTTATCCATTCCATACATATTTAAGAACTCTTGATGTAGTTGGTCTATACCAACCCATTCGCTATTTTTTATTATCTCCTCAAAATGCTCTACGAACTCATCCCCAAACTGATTTTTAAGGCTCTTCCTTGCCATCTTTTCACTAAATGGTATATTGACTACACCATTAGCCAAATAGTCGCTTAAAGAGAAAAATAAGAGGTTATAAAACCTATTCCATTCATCCTTATCCCAATCATCGAAAAGCTTATGCCCAAACTCATCCTCTGGTGTCTTGGTAGCACCAAAGTAAGGGGCAAACTCAAATACCCTTTGCCGTCTCTTAGCATGAATACCATTTTGAGGGATTGAGTAGTTAGTAGTAAAAAGTATCTTAGGAGAATCTTTATAGGGTATAAAAAGCTCATCCTTATTCTTTTTCTCCACGGTTATACCTTCCGTTATTATGCTATAAAAGCCCTCAAAGTCTACCTTTTTACGAGTATCTTCAATGGCTACTATCCTTGTATCAAGGTCTACCCTTTGAAAAGCAAAGTTCTTATCTACTTTAAAGTTCTTACCATCTACCCTTATGGTCTTGACTATGTAGCTAAGGGCTTTTACAAAAATACCCTTACCAGTACCACCACCTTTCTCCTCATTATCGGTCTCTTCTGCTAATATTACGGCAAATGGCCTTGCTGGGTCTTTATATTGGTGCAAAAGGTAACCTATAAGAGAGAGAGCATACATATACTTTTCGCTCACATCTCCACTTATTCTCTTGATAAAGCGAAAGTATTCTATACTATCTGGGTCTATCCCATCTTGATCCACATGAATAAAGTGATCAATCACTTGGCTTTTCCATATAACCTTACCCAATTCACCATAACTAACAAGGTCTATCTTATCTTTTGTTATCCTTACTACACCATTTGTAAAAGGGAAAAAAGCAGTGTCTTTGGTATCTTTAAGAAAGTCTATATTAGCTCTACTAAAGAACTCAAAAAAAGAATCAGAAAAAAGGCTTAAAGCATTCTTATAAACTACCTCTAATAAGTCTTGTGGGGTTATGCCACCATCAAAGGAGTCTGGGAGCCTATCAATATAGTCCTTAATAAACTTTTTAACTTGCTCGCTTGATGCCTCCTCAACAAAGCCATCTTTTATCCTAATTAGCCTATAAGAGGTGCTTTGCTTATCGTAGAAATAGAGCCTAAAACCTCCTTGCTCTGTTAGGAATATTTGGAGCTTGTATTTGCTTATTTGTGGGTTTCCATTCTTATCTATATCCCAAAAGGTACAAATCTTGTCTCCCCATCTTTGCTCTAAGTCTCCAACTATTTCTAATGCATTTTTTAGGTCTTTATCGTACTTTTTCACCAATATCGTAACCAATTCGTCGCTATTTGCCCCATCCTTTTTCTTTTCAAATAGCTCTTTCTCAAGCTTATCTCCAAAGTTTATACGCTTTTCGCCATAACCAGAATCAAGGAGCTTTTTAGCGCTTTTTTTCCAGTCACCATTGCACTCTAATATGGTAAACACGTGAGCCAATTTATAGCCTTTATTTGGCTCAAAAGGTGTATTCGTAGAGAACACAGAGAAAAGACCCATGGACTTATTAAAAGACCCAGAGTGGGAGGATGTACTACCAGGCCGCAGGTAGTAGTCCCTCTCACTATTGCTTTTTACTATTTTCCAACTATGGCTTTCTAATAACCCTCGCAAATCCCCTCTTTTGTTATAGTCATCAAATGGAGATACTCCATAGTCCTTAGTATTTGGCCTATGGTGAGCCTCTATTACAACCTCCTCAATCACCTCATTAAAGCTACCCATCACCTCAATAAGTTGTTGCCTTTCCTCTACACTAAGCACATTTATACCCTCTTGCAAGATGGTGTACCCTTCACTTGGTGGTGCTACAACATAACCTCCCTCACCACGGGTCTCAATGATGCAATATGTCTTATTATGTGGGTTTTGTGATAACTCCTCTTGTGTAGCATGGCGAAGGGCTAACTTTTGGTTTCCTTCTATGCACTCGCATCTATAATATAGGTGCTTACCATTGGACTTAGTGTTTACAATGTGTAGCTTTTGGTAAATGTCTTGTGGGATGGCTTTTTGTATTTCATCCCAAATTGGGTATGTCTCATATTTGGTGTCAATATCTATCACCTCAAGATTAAGAGACACCGCCCCACAAATGACCGCCATTCCTTTAGCACGAGGGTCTGCCATTTGCCGCTCATGCTCCTCTTTAGATATTTGCTTAGTTTGGTATTCCTTCCAAGAGAAAATAGCTTGTTTTTTATCATTAACGGCTATTGCGTTAATTCCTAAGTTTAAGTAGTTCATTAAAAAAGTTTAAGTTGTTGTTTAAAAGTATCAAATCTTTTACATGATGCATCAAAGTACTCTTTATCTAATTCAAAACCTACAAAATCAAAACCCATATCGTAGGCAGCAATACGGCTTGAACCAGAGCCTAAATGGGTGTCCAATATTTTATCTCCTGGCTTTGCATAATTAGTTAAAAGCCATTTGTAGAGTTTTATTGGTTTTTGGGTTGGGTGTATTTTATTTTTATAATCAGCTTTTGCTAATGGGTCATGTTTAAATATTCTTACATTTTTATCAAATGAAGTCCAAGCTAACTCGCATTCACTATATGTTCTATTATAAAAACCTTCTCCTTTATCCCATACTAAAAAACATCTTGTTCCACTTAACCCAAAATAATTCCCTCCCCAAATTATTTGATTTTTAGATATCCTAAATAATTCTTGAAAATATTTTTCATTTGGTATTTCTGAATCCCAATTTTTTTTTATAAAATTATTATTCCCTTTATATCCTACATTTCCACCATCCATACCAATCCCATACGGTGGGTCAACAATAGCCAACTCAAAATACTTATCTGGGTATTGTGCCATACCTTCCATGCAATCCTTGTTATATACTTCTGATATTGCCATTTTTATAGTTTAAGTATTTTTCAAATTGCGCTTTACCAGTCTCATTTGTATCTCCAAACAATTGTTGATTTGATTTTAAAATAGGGTTATAAATTGTAATTTCTCCATATTGACTTATTTTGAAATAAGCAATTTCATCAAAATGACAAATAATCTTTTGTTTGTCTAATCCATTAAATACTTCATAACAATTCTCCATTTAATATATTTTTAACTTGTTCAACATTTCGTACAACATAAGCCCCAACACCATTATCATTAATACAATCAATGATATATTTCTGCAATTTGCTAACATACCCAGTCCCAGTTTTAACCTCAAAGAACACCACTTTGCCATCTTTTATAGCCATCAGGTCAGGCATCCCAGGTTTAGAGGTATTGATGAGCTTAACCACAAACCATCCCTCTGTGATGAGGTGTGCGCGTATTTTACCTTGTAGGATGCTCTCTTTCATACCACCTCCATTAATTTGTCCATGAAATTGACTCTAAGCTCTTGAGGTATCATTGATGGCTTAGGCTCTACGGAAAACTCTATTTGCCAGTCCTTCTCTGTGTAGGTGCTAACCGCGAACATCCCATCTATATAGTTATCATGTAGCTCACCATCCCACTCTTTAAGTAGCATATCCTCCTCTTTTGGTGATAGGTCATCTACATCGATACGAAAATGTAGCCAAAAGAACGCGCCTTTGGCAAAGCCATGTAGGTTGGTGATGCCTTGGGTGTTGCTAATGATAGTGGCTTTCCACTCTAAGAATTGATTTGATTTTTCTACCCAATAGTCGATGTCTATTGAGGAGCGAAGGCCAAGATGATAATTTAAGCCTGAGGCTTCGACATCGAACTTAGTTGTTTTGAAGTCCATTTAGTTAAAGTTTTAAGTGAGTAAATAATTTCCAAAAGTATTAGTAAAAGTCCTGCGAGAGGTAAACATACACAAAAAAAATAGAAATAGGCAAAAATTGTCTTTAGTGTTCTCATATTTAATCTTTAATCTGTGCAAAATCCAGCTTGGCACCCAGCCCCCTCGCCAAAATCAAAGTCCATTTGTAAGCCTATATTTAGAATTTGGTTATATCTCATTTCTTTTTTCCATCTCTTTTTATCTGTCTCTTGATCGGAGAACCATTGCATTTTTTGTGGGTTGTCCTCCCAATTTTTACGCAATTGATTGATACTTTTCCAAAAACAACCTACACAATTAGAATCAGATGGGAAAGTTAAGTTAGTAGAATTTGCCCAACTCACCACTCTGGGGTGTATTATCTTATTGGTAACCAGAGGAAAAGCGGCATCTCTCCATTCTATCTCTTCCCATTTGTTGCGGGTACCACGGTTACCAACAATACCCTTGAAAGTGTTCTTTATCCTTTCTGCTCTTTCCATCTCATCGTATCTTATGCCTATGTTCATGGTAACTTTTTGACCAATATTCTTAAACCACCAATCAAAAATGGGTCGCATTTTCATTTCAGTAGTGCAAAACCTCCACATTTGGTTGGGTAGTCCTTTGCCTCCCGTCATTCTTTTATTAACTTGCTCAAAACTGTGACCTGTTACCCAAATAATCTCTTTACCTAACATTTGCTCCAAATCTCGCAATACTATCAGCGTTTTGTCATCTTCTGCTGTCGCTATAAACTCTTTGCCTATTTTATTAGATACATAATTAATTAATGATATATCTTTTGGTTTACTATTAATATCCTCAATGGTTACCAAGGCAAAAATGTTATAGTCGGCAGGATAATGAACTGTCATATAAGAGCTTGTTTTGCCACCAGATAAACTATTAACCGTTATCACAAAAACTCCTTTTTAAAGTACTGAAGGGTATAGTCGCGCTTATCACTCACAGCCTTATGTATCTTATCCTCAATACCATTTACACTAAAAATCCAATGCACCTTACAATCTCCTACCTTATCGCGTGTTTGTATCCTCGCCCTTGTCTGCCAATATGAGGTGGCCGAGAAGTCGATATTGTACATGATAAGAGCCTCCGCGCTTTGTAGGTTGATGCCCTCACGACCAGACACTATTTGTGATATGAACACCCCACTACTTGCATTTTCAAAGTCCATAGCATTTAGGTAGATGTCCCCATCGAGTCTGGTCATGAGCGCTAATCCCTCTTGCTTGAACTTGTAGAAAATAGCGTACTTTTTGAGGCCTTTGAACCGCTCTTGTATATAGGTTATTTTGCTCTCATCAATAAGCCTACTCTCTCGCTGCGGCTCATCAATTATCACCGTCCCACTATATATCTGGTGCATCTTTTGCATGAGCTTTACCGCCGTCTCACATACTATGCTATCTCCTTGACCATTGGTCACTACTTTGTCGATTTTGAGCCTATTTGCGAGGCGGTAGGTGCTATCCATCATCTTTACATAATGTATCTCTTCATCAACGAAAGAGCTAAAGCCAGCTTGTTCTTGTGTGAACGATATAAATAGATGAGCGCAATGTTCACGCACCTTTTGGTGGTCTGCGTTTTTGTAGTCATTAAAGGACTGCCCATTTATCATCACTTTCTTGATCGCCACGAACTCGTGCGCCCATTTGTAGAAAGTAGGCCACTTTTTAAAGGGAGAGAATGATGAGATAAAAAATTGATGGTAAAGCTGAGAGTATGACTCTGGAGATGGGGTGCCTGAGAGGTAGATAATCTTTTTTCCCTCACAAATCCTCTTCAACTCATCGCACCTATTGCTTTTCATTGGGAACGCTCCAATGCTATGCGCCTCATCACATATCACAAGGTCAAAGTCACCATCTACTTTATGTAGTTGCTCATAGTTGATAATAAAAAGGCGAATTTGGTAACCAAGGTCATTTGCTTGTTGTACAATATCATCAATGGCCTTCTTTTTGGTCACAAATAGAACGTTCTTCGCCCCTGCTTTATAAGCTGTGACTATTGAGGTCAGAGTCTTGCCTGTTCTTGGCTCAAGAGCAAGATATACCAAACCATGCTCTTTGAGAATCTCTACAGCTTGGTCGCTTATTCTTATTTGGTAGTCACGTAGGGTCATAGTATGTAAGTTTTATCTGGGTTTTCTCCACTCCTTGGGTTTCGCCTATACTCGTACTTTGGGTAGAAATCATCAAAACTCTCTTGATGCGCCCAAACTCCTGGGAATACCTCAAAAAACCATTTATCATCCTTTAAGGCCCAATGAGCGTTTTTTCTAAGCATATTCTTTTGAATATACTCACTTACAGAGTGTGTTATCTTCATTTCTTATGCTTTATTTGGTAAGAGAATTGCTTGGGTTTGATGTCCTCATTTAGGCTCTTCCACAGCTCATAAGTAGCATTAAAAAGCCTCATCTCTTGGTCTGTGTTGTCTTTGCTTACAAATTGCCAGCCGACTCCTTGGATGTCTCCTTTCTTGCCTCTTGTCCTTGTTTTAGCATTAAGCCAAAGGATAGCTACCTCATCAACGAGAACACCACCACTTGCCAATAATTCCCTATACGCTGCGAGTTGTAGCCAATATGATGGGTAGATGCTGCCAGAGGTCTTAATATCGACTAAATAGCTTTTACCATCTATTCTTATTATTCTATCAAGAGTACCAGCATAGCCAAGCTCAGAGTTAACCATGTGCGCCTCTATCACATCAATATTGGGTTGATGGGTTACGCTAAAGTCGACATATCGCTCGAACATTGACCACTCAAGCATCTTGTACTTTGGTCTACCATACTCATCTACGTAGCTCACCTCTTCACCACTGTCATATCGCTCTGTTAGTTCATGCACAAGACTGCCCCTACGACCTGCCTCATCACGTATGGCATCGGCATCTCCTCCAACCTCTTTAAGCCATTTGAAATAGGAGGCATCCTTTGGGTAAGCTTCGAGGATCGTGGTCACTGATGGGACGTAGCCCCCATTATGTGTGGCGTAGAAACGAGTATCGATGAACTCAATCCGGCCTTTGTCTTGGTCGATGTTAAAATTTTTCATGTTGCTTTTGTGTTTGATGAGAAGTCAGGGCAGGACTCGAACCTGCAAGGATACCATCACCACATAGAGGGAGTATCCGCGTGTTCCACTTATATTTCTATGTTTCGCGCGTTTACCATGATTGGTGCCACAATCTTTCGCCACCTGACTTACCTAATTAAAATGGTACTTCTACAAAAAGAGCCTTTGCTTTATTGTATAGCCATTCTATTCTATCCGTGTCATCCCAGGTCTCCTTGCCTTTGATTTTGACCTTCACGAGGTCTGGCATACCCTTTGGGTTGTCTTTGGTGTAATAGTGCTTAGCACTCACTCCCATTTGCTTGAGGAAGATAACGGATTTTTTCTTATCCCCATCGACAATAAGCGCAGGGCTCATTTCAACATTTTGAGAGATGTCAACCGATGGGAGTGTTTTGAGGAAAGTGGTAGTGTACCCAGAGGAGAAGTTCATCTCGAGGATATACTTTTGGTCTTTAGCCACATCTTGCACGGTTACCATTAAGAACTTACCATATTCATTTTCTTTGATGGATAGGTCTTTAATGTGGCCAATCATGCCCGTGTAAAATAGCTCGGCCACTTGTTTGCCGTTTTTGTTGGTGCGTTCTACCGCCCCTTCTGTACCAAGGTCTACTCTTCTGACAAGTTTCCCATTCGTGATGGAAAGGAAGATAGCACTTCCTGCGTTTTGTGTTGTTGTCAACATTTGTTATTGGTTTTGGTGATTAAATAATTTTTTAGACATAATCCATTTTTTTCGCTCTTGATAGCGTGTGAGCATAGCTGTTACTCTATGCTGAAAAGTACGATGGTCAGCTATTTGGTTATACTTGTCACAGAACTGGTCTATAAGGAAGCTAACTTTATCTAACTCATCGTAACCCATTTCATATATAGAAATTTCAAGGCTATTGACATCATCCCAGAACGATTTGGGGATAAGATACTTTTCAAACCTGCCCTCTTTGGTGACATAGATACGCTTATTAGGTTTTTTGTAAAGCATATCTTTTATCTTAAAAAATAGGAGCAGTGTGATGATTATCGTGGGGATGGATAGTAGCGCGTATATTGGCAGCATACTCTTGGAGTTTATTGGTTATTAATCGTTGATTCTTAGCAGTGATAAGGCCACTCTTCTCCGCTCTTACGATAGTCCCAATGGATAGGCCTGTCATGTCTGCTAATTGCGTTTGAGTGAGGTTTAGTGCGCGTCTTGTTTGTCTTATATCCATAAATCAAAAATTGAGGTTTCCAGCCAAGATAAGGCCAAAGGTTAATACTAAGAGGACAATCATGAGGTAAGTAAAGTCTTTATTTTTCATTGTGTTTGTTTTTTATTGTGATGTAAAATTAATTAAACTTTTGAAATAACAAACTATTTTTAATACTTTTTTTTCTATTTTTTATAAGTTATTGATTATCAATAGCAAAAAAAAGCCCCTTGTTGAAACAAAGGGCGAGAAAGAACACTAAAAAGCAACAATTAAACTAATTCCTTAAAGAAATTGAACTTATCAATCCTATCTTGTAGGCCATGGTAGCCACCATTGACCAATTTCGTTATTCTTTTGACTATCTCCTCACTATCTCCCTCCTTTGATATGTCGAATAGTTTGCGTGTCTCAAAGAACCAATACGCACTCTCAAGAGGATAGATCGTGGCCACGCTATCTGGGTTTCCTAAAATATCTTGCCCTATGTACTTACCAAAGGCCTCGTAGTTGTTCTTACCTGTGAGTTGGATATATCCCCTCCCTCTAAACTTGTACCCATCACCACTCTTCTCATTGCCATTGCCCATCCTATCTGCGTAGACCCTATTGGCTATGGCCTCTGGCTTTCTCGCATACCCTTCCGCTATCTCTTTGTTCTTAAAATATTTCCCAAAGACCTTCATTAAACTATCCGCTGAGTAGTTTAAGTTCTCCCTAACAAATTGGAAGTTACCGCTCTCATGAGCGCATTGAGATAGAAAGTGAGCGAGTGGTAGACCATGCAAGCCATATTTGCTCATGATTATCTCTACCTGGTTATAAACGTTTGTATTTATTTTCGTAGCGAGCTTCATATAAATCGTTTTAAACGTAAAAAAACGCCCAGACCTAATAGGGACAATAACGCTATTATCCATAAAAAGCGACTCGTTGAAATATCTTTTTGCTCCTTGTATTTTCTCTCCCACTCCTTGCTCTCCTCTTGGAATATTTTAACCCTCGCGCCATCTACTACCACCGCTTTGATGGTGTCGTGTATGGTTAGGGTTTTTGTTATGGTGTTGGTTTTCCACTTAGTAACGTAGACAGTATCATTGATAATCTCAATCATTGGCTTGTCCTCTAATATGGTTAAGGTGTCCACCTCTATCAATGTATCGCTTTTGACAATGATAGTCGTGTCATTTGCGCAATAGCCCATCTTAACCACCTCTTTTGCTACCTCATCAAGCTTTTGCTTATCGCTCAAGACTTGCTTGACCGGGTTGCAACCAATGAATAGTAAAGTAAAAAGTAAAAGTTTATTTCTCATTTTTCTTGAATATTTTCTCCGCGCTTGTAAGACCAAGGCAGCCAAAGGCGAGAGAGGCAACGGAGTAGACCAAAGCCTCACTTGGCTCTGTCTCGTAGAATGAGTTATGGTACATGGTTACCACCAAGATAACCACGCAAATGAACCCACAAAGCCTTTTCATGCTAAGTCTATCATTGTCCTCACTAAAGAATTGTCTCATATTATTGTTTATTGTATTCTATCGAGTCAATGGCACCAAAACTATCACTACTCACACGCTTCCTACCCCAAAAGTTAGTCTTTTCCTTTATCACGATAGTATCGTGGATATAGACCACTTTGGTCTTAGTTGGTATCTCTCTCGCTTTTAGCTCATGCTTTAGGCTCTCAAGGCTTTTATCTATCCTTTTCTCCTCTTTGATGATGATGGTGTCCACCTTTTGTAGTGTCTCCATCATGGCCTCTGTGTGCTCTTGGCTATTGATAAGCGTAGTATCACGCTCAAGGTAGGCCGTGACAAAGTCGCTATCATCTACCTTTTTCTGGCATGATGAGATAGATAATATGAGCAAGAGCCACCTCATTTAATTTTGCCCAATTCTTGTAGAGTGATGATTTTAGAGGCGGCGGCAGCAAGGAGACTATCCGACTTTTTTAATTGCATCGTGAGGATATCAATCTTAGCCTCAAGCTTGTCTATTTTAATTCCTTGCTTTTCTATTTGCTCACTATAAGTTAGCTTATTGTCAACGTAAAGGTAACCAATAGCGAGGACGGCCATGAATAAAATGGCTTTGACGGGCTCCTTGCTAAAATCCTTAAAGCTAACTGGTAGGGGGCTTACTTTCTCCTTCATTTTCCTTTTCAATTTGCGCCGCGATGGCTTGATTTGTTTCTTGTAGTTTTTTCTGCAAGTATTCAATCTGAGCCAAAATGTCGTAGGCTTGAGCCTTTAATTCAGTCAAGTTCATAATATTAAGATTTGATAATTACTTCAAATATATTAAATAAATCTGTACCATGAGTGTTTTCGTTCTCAATCTCTCCCTCTGCTAAAGCTCTTGAGTCCCACATAAAAGCCTTATTAAAGTCGGGTGTCCACCTATCCTCAAAAGGCACATTGTGGTCTTCCGTGTACATGAGCATATTGGTAGCGTTCCTAATGATAAATTTAGATGTTAATGCCATTTTTTAGATATTTGTTTCTATATAAAGCCTATTGAGAGCCAAAAGCTTGGCAGTTGTACCTACGGTGCTATTGATATGAGCGTGCATATACATGAACAAAGTGGTAGCTGGGAGGTTGGTATTAACCACCCCAGAGGTATAAAGCACAGTGTTATCAATACTATTTCTCAATTCAAGCACTACATTTGAACTATTAGGAGGAGAATAGATATAAAGGTCTAAAACAGTGCCTTGTGTCACAGACACACCCGTGCTTGTCTTATTAGCCGTGCCTGTCCCTTTTGTTATAAAGTACCAACTTGTATCTGCTGCATCCTTGGCAAGCCCTATGGTATTGTTGATAGTAGATGGGTCAGCACTAAGGGCGGCATTTAGTTCACTTAGTCCAACAAATGCTCTATAAGTACCACTCACGGTCTCCAAGCCAAACCTCGCAAAAAAGAAGAACCCACCAAGTCCTGCGCTATTGCCAAGCCAAGCCACTGTGGCAGAGCTTTGTACTCCACTCGCACCCGTAGCCGTTGTACCCGTGGAAAAGTTGGCTCTGTTCATAGAGGTCACGGCAGAGGTAGATGATTTTGTGGGATGGGATTGAGCGGCATTTGTACCATTGTTCCTTGCGGTAAAGGCAGTACCCCAGTTAATTGCAAGGGTAGTACCTGTGCCTGCTAACCACATATAGGTGGTGGAGTTGAAAAGAGCAGGTTGGTAGTCATAGTGCGTACCATCGCTCTCAATTGAGGCTACCATCGACCTACCCGCCATTGCATCTGTGAACATCGTCACCTCACCAGCACTTGGAGCGGATGGGAAAGTAGAGTCTACAAGGGTCAAGTTTCCACTTGTTATCTTTACATTTGATGCCCCCCCAAATGCTCCTGCGTTGTTGTACTGCACTTGCCCCGTTGAACCACCAGGGCTACCACTACCTCCGCTCACCGTAGCCCATGATAATGTACTACCATTTGTAGTTAGGTATTTGCCACTATTACCCGTCTGTGATGGGAAATTAGATACAAAACTATACGCATCATCCCAATTGGTCTGCTTTATAGTTGTAGGCAAGGCATACCCAGCCGCGAAGGTGAGAGCAAGAGTGCCACTTGTGGTGATGGGATTGCCAGAGATAGCGAACCCAGTAGGGACACTCATATCAACAGAGGTAATAGTACCTACACTCCAAGTCCTATTTGCGCTTAGGTCATAGGTAGTGCCATTTAGGGTAAGTGTCCTTGTTAAAGGTACTGACTCTGACTGATTAGTAATTGTTGAGCGATTGATCCGCATAATTATTTATTATTATGGGTTAGTGAGTGTGTACCCATTGTTATTCAATGTCGCAGGTGATGTGAGAGTGTAGGTGTTCAATACACTAACATACCCTTGCAAAGTCTTTGTACCTCCTCCATTCAATGTCAAATTGCGATAAACTTGTTTCGCCAATGTTGTCGGACCGCCTTTTATGTCCTGGTTTGCGTTGCCATAAACCCATGTGTTGTCATTTGTTGATGTATCAAGGATTCCCGTTACCATTGGTTGTGTTGCGTTTCTATAAGTTACTCTCGTTCCAACGCCACCCGTTACAACGCCCATTAAAAATTTACTATTTGCATTGTCACCATTTAATACCCCGTCAATAACCAATGGAAAGCCAGAATTATTCAATGTAATTGCTCCGCTAATTACTATATTGTTAAACGTTATTGATGTAACGCTTCCTGCACCATCATATAAATTTTGATTATTTGTACTGAATGTGTAAGTACCGGTTCCTGGTTTGAAACCTCCACTATTTCCGCTTCTATTTAAATTTATTCCTCCTCTACATTCAACGTTTGGATTTCCAACACTAAAATCTAACAATGGTAGACCTACACTTGGTTGAAGTAAACCAACAAACAAAACATTTCCCGAACCGCTTTTTGTTAAAATGCCACCACCATTTAGCATACTTGCATTGCAAGTTAAATTATATGTACCTAATTCAAAACTTCCTCCATTACATCTAAGTGTGTTATTACATATAATATTCCCTATTGCGGATTTAATACCAGTGCCTCCGATAGTTAATCCTTGAAAAGTTGTGTAAGGTATATTCATATTCCCTGAATATAAAAATCCAATAACACTTGAAGTAAATGTTGTTATATCTAAAACACCCGTTGACATCAACAAAGTGTTAGTATAATTTACTAAATATGTTTTATTTATTAATGTGCTTGATGCATTATTACCATTTAAACTATTATTTATTCTAAATTCAAAATTTTGAATATTATTACCTAATGTCAAAGATATTGCCCCGCTTATAATAACTTGACAATCACAATTTATAATTGATGAATCAGCATTTTCTAAAATACTTTGATTGTTTGTAGTAAATGTCCATGTTCCAGTTCCGGTTTTTAATCCAATTAAAGGAGTTCTTCTGGGTGATATTCCATTTCTAAATTCAACATTTGGATTTCCACTACTAAAATCAAGCATCCATCCATCAGTTGTATTACTTATAACATTACCTATAAATGTTACATTTCCACTACCTGATTTTTGTAGTGGATAAATACCTGCTGGTTGTGCTAATGATGTTGTACCCGTTACAACAAAATTATAAGTTGATAATTGCAGATTACCGCTTGAACTTACACTCAAATTCCCATTCAAAGTAGTATTAACACTCAAGGTTTTCGTTCCTGTTCCGCTTATGGTAAGGTTGTGGAATGTTGGGAAATATGAAGGAATTGTTGCGGTGTAATTACCCGTGTATCCTATTGTATTTGTATTCGTTGTAAAATCAACAATTCCCGTTGTCATTGAATTTTCAGCGGCGGTTTGTGTTCTAAAGTTAATCGTTGAACTATTTGTCAACTTACTTAATGAATTGCTACCATTTATAAAATCATTCAATCCAATTCCACCCGTTCCCGTTATTGTTAATATTATTCCATTGGCTATTGACATTTTACAACCAAATATCACATTTGATGAACTTGTCGCAATTGTTTGATTGTTTGTTGTAAATGAAAATGTTCCGGTACCAGTATTTAAAATTACATTTGCATTGTTGTTTGAAATACCGCCGCGAAATTCAACATTTGGATTTCCAAAAAAATTAAATGATCCAAAAATATTATTTCCTAACCCCCCTCCTTGAAATGCAACAACTCCAACAAACAATATACTTTTTGATGTAGGTCGTACAATAGTTGCACTATTTGCAATTAATGTTGTTCCATTTACCGAAAAATCATAATCACCTAAATCAAAAATTAATTGTAATTCTGTTGATACGCCAAAACCATTGTTTGAATCAACACTTAAATTTGACAATATTGTTGTATCTTTTGACAATGGTTTTGTTCCACTTCCATTAATGGACAATCTATTATATGATAATGGCAAAATAGGTTGATTCCCAACTCTATTATATTGTATGTCACCAACACCAGGAACAAATAAATCGGGATTAATATAATTAAATTCGGAATATAATCTTAAAAGGCTTGAATTACCTGTCATTGATAATGTACCAATACAATTAATACTACCAAAAACAATTACTGATGTATTATTACCATTCAATGATAATATCCCACTTACAAATAAATTCCTATTAATGGTTAAAGTTCTTGAACCTGCTGCAAAAAACAATTCTTTTGATATATAACAATTATTAATTGTTGTAGTATCAACAACACTTACTGAATGCCTTACATAAACATCATCAAATTGTCCAGGTAATTTTCCAACCCTACCAGATGCCGTTTGCCATGTCGTTGAATCACTCCAACTTCCATCCTTCACCGAATAGAAAATTTCCATTTGCTGAATTTTAGGAAATCCACTATCAGCATCATTGGTGAATTTTTGCACCCCACTATCTTGCAAGTTTACAGGGAATCCGAACATAGTTTAATAGTTTCCACCTCTTAATACTACATCTGTTGCATCATTAGCACTACCATAAACCGACTGAGTTACATAGATGATTTGACCTGCGTTAATGATAAGACCATTGGTGTAGGTAATCGTAGATGTCGCACCTATGGCTGTGTTTGAAGCAGTAATGGCACTCATAGCCACCTCGGATATTAACCTTGGATTGAGACCTGACTCATCGCTCAAGAACACACGCTCAACACGAGCGGCAGAAGCAGCAGCAGTAGCTTGTGAGGATGTGAAGGTAATAAAATCAACTCTTGAGCCATTAGACCCTGCGGTGAACAAAGTGACCAATGTGCCTGACCCATCACGAGCCGTGTTCGCAGCTGCTATTCTCGCAGTAGCAGCCTTTGGGGTCAATGTAAAAATAGGTGTTGTATTAGCTGGCATTATTCTTGATTAAAAAGGTTATTAATTATTTCATCATCAGTAGCACCACCATCAACCTCTTGCTGATATGCTATGAGTTCCTCAGAAGTGCTTTCTTTGATGGTAATAGTAATACTATCCTCTGTAATTACTCTTGTAATCTGTATCTGCTGAATACCTATTGATGTGGCCGCAGATTTGGTTTCAAGACTAAAAAATGTTCCTTCTGTCATTCCTGACTGCGGACAAGTGTAAACAACTGGCCCATCTGGGCTGCTTACAATTACATGGCCATTTGGTGCTGTGTATGTCATCTTATATAAAATTATAATAGTTAAACAATTTTGCTGAGAAATCTGAACTATTAGCAGGTATATATCCAAGAGCATCCGTGACATCTGTTGATGTTAATGTTACCGCTCCTGTCCTTGTATTGAATGACGATACACCACTAACAATATTAGCCCATGATAATGTGCTTCCATCGGTAGTCAAATATTTTCCGCTATTGCCACTCTGTGAAGGGAAGCCGCTAACAAAAGTATAGGCATCATCCCAGTTGCCCTGATTAATGGTTGTAGGAATAGAGTAACCACTCTGCAACCCTACGGCTATCGTTCCGCTTGATGTGATAGGTGAACCGCTTGTAATGACTAAGCCTGTGGGTACTGTCAATGCAACAGATGAAACAGTACCACTACCATTAGTGGTAGGTTTCCAAATGCTCAAAGCACTATCATAGGCAAGGACTTGGCCATTAGTTGCTCCTGTGGTGTCTACATCGTGCAATTCGCCAAGCTCCCATCCATTCATCACCTTGACGTATAACTTGCCATTGTTCTGATGAGCATACTCAACGTATCCTATTACAATAATATGCTGAGGTGCCACAGGCTTAACATTAGTCAATGCCCCTGCGGTTGTAGGAGAGAGGTAAATAACATCACCATCGCTCCATGTCTCGCTTTGTAGTGTGCCTGTGGTATCAATACCTTCAAGGCTGCCTACAGTCATGATAAAGCCCTCTTGGTTGGTAGCTATGGTCTCAGTGACCAGTCCTATCGTGTCGGCACTATTGTTATCATTGTTCGCTTGAGCAAGAGCCACAGCTAACCTTTGACCCTGAGCACCACTAACCCTCACCGCTTGGTATGCCGCTTTTGTTAAAGTAGTATTAGGGCTAACCTTATTAACTACCCTCGCAACTAAGTCAACGCCATTTTTCAAAACAACGCTACCACCTTTAAGAGTAGTTTCACTGCTTCCTATTGTATTATTCCACCTCGTTGTCCCAACCGCCGCTATGCCTGTTGGGCTTATATCTAAAGTAAGCTGCCCAGCTTTTAGTTCATACTCGCCTAAGTCTACATTCGCAGTCGCGCCTGTGTATGGGACTTTATCATCAAGCGCATCTTGTAGGTCGGTCTGGTCGGATAGTGTCCCAGTGATTTGACCCCATACCGAAGCACCTCCACCTCCAGTACCATAGTCCACTTTTATATAAGTAGCATCAACAGTTGTAGTGATGTAAATAGGTGAATCATCGTAATTCACCTTTATTATTGGCGCATCGGTTGTATAGTTAACCTTAATTACTATCATCTCTTAGCTTGTTACTTGATCCAAAACTTGCACAAAACCTTGCATCCAGGTATAAGTACCAGTGCCAGTGGTCACTTGCAACTCGTAGTTAAACTCCCCAGAAGTATAAGCAGCAGTGGTAACACTTGTCAAGGTTACTGTCCTCTCATTTGTAGCACCTTGCACAAAGTCCGCGTTGGCCCATGTGAAAATAGTAGTCCCAGAGCTATCTTTAGCCATGAGCTTGAAAGTATATGTACTTACATCTTTAGCAGTTGTTTCACACTCATCCTCCCAAAAAGACAAAGGGAGCGCATAGGTGTCTCCTTTTTTTATTGGTCTCAAATTGAACTCTGGTATCATTTCTTATCTTTTTTATAGTGCTATATAAACCGCCTTCACACTCACGCCATTGTAAGCCGTGCCTATTGTTATCGTAAACACACCACCACCTTCATCTGTGACTGTGTAATTGTAGTACCACTTGCCACCAAATCCAACCGCTACAAGTTTATGAGTAGAGGTGCTTCTCGCAGTGATTTTACCACTCGATACGCTATAAGTATCCACCACAGTTAGCTCTGTGAATGGGCCACTACCTTGCATCGAGTAGTTGTACTGCCCAATGGCTCCTACATTGGATGCAAGAGCAAGCTCCGTGATGATAGCGTTAAATTGATACACGCGGTAGTTGTTGCTCGTATCAATCATGTCTAAATAGCAAACTACCTCACTATCCGTCCCATCAAAATAATCATCGAAGAACGTTATGGGTTGCATATTCGACTCCGCTAACTTAACCAACCCACTACCACTAATGGTGAACGATTGACGGCCTTTGATATACTCTCGATAGATATTGTTAGTCTTTGGCGCTAACTCTATCACATCTCTCGATATAGTGATAGTTGAGTCCTTAGCACAAGCAAAAGGATAGACCCCACCACTTGAATTAGTGACCGCTATTACTAAACCTTCTGCTTTTACTGCTTCTGCCATTTATGTGTTATATATGAACTCTTCCGAATATGTGTCGTAGGTGATAGTCCCAGGCGCCGTGTAGTCAATAGTAAATCCTCCGCTTGTGTATTGAATTTGAGTAATGTTATTACTCACATCAACTTGGAAAGTGTCGTTAGTGTTAATAGTGATGCTACCACTTGGAGACAAATTTAATGAAAAAGCTTGAGGATTTGTAGTGACAGGGTAAGTTTGTGTCTTGATCGCCGAGCCATTTTGCAACACCCTAAAAGTGGTAGTAACAGGGGTGCTTGTGGTAGTGTTGATATTGCCTGATAAAGATATAACAATTGGAGCGTTAATAGATGTAGGCCCAGTGTAGGTTATCAAATTACCACCCGTTATAGTGAAATCTGCCAAACTTACCCCCGTCCAAGGTACATATACTGGACTATTGTAAGTGCCTGTGGTCACATCCGCATCAAAGGTTTTCTCCTCAATAGCGCCTGCATCCTTGTTATCATCCCAAACCTCCAAAAGGGTGGCTGACCAAATACCAGCCGCAAAGTCAATTTCCTTCATGTTCAAGATAGCATAAACCTTTGTAGGGTCATCATCCTCAAAAATAACTGTGTTAATTAGGCCTATTCTATCGCCAGAGTTAAAAGTAAGGCCATAGAAAGTCGCATCTATTTTATTTCTGTTATATCTATTATTCTCCCAATAAGAGGTTAAATTCTGCCTCCTAAAGCTCAAAGACTCCCCAGAATATCTATATCGATACCAATCCGCATCTGTGATAGTCGTGCCATCGCTTTGGTAGATAGTCCCTTTGTAGTTCTTAGAGAAGCCATCTTGTATCATTATCTCATTGTCACTAACCACATTAACCGCCGCGCTCTTAGTGTATATTGACTTTACCCCTGTTAATGGCTGCGCACTTGTGCCATTGAAGGTCTCAATAATCTCAAATTTAAGAGCCTTCATCCAAATCTCATTTTGCCCACTTGTGGGGTATGTGTGATAGTCTGCAATAAAAGCTATTTTTATCGTGCCATTATCTGGGATGTCAAGGCTCTCAACTGTCAATGTCACCCAATCAGTCTCTTCTGGGTCTCCAGAGGTGTTATACTCCGTCTCAATATAGGTGTAATTGCTCGTAAAAGTGCTATTAGTGCTTATCCATGAGCCATCACCTTTGAGCCAATAATTACCACTCGAACCTGTGAGCATCACCACAGCTTGCCTCATAAAGCCATCATCAGCAAAAACTTGCTCGAATTTATAGTCAAAGCTTATGTTTACTTTCTCACCTGCAAATACACCAATAGATTGAGAGCGTATATAATACTCATCAGTACTACCATCCGCTCCAGGCACCCTTACATAATTATCTGTTAGGTATCCATTAGTAGTATTTGTATAGACCTCATTCCTTGTCACACTACCTGCACCTGGTGTTGTCCCTGTCACATAATCTGGGCTACTATTGCCTTGTGTTTTCTTGAAATCCCAACTATCAACCTCATATTGCTTTAGTGTGCCGGTAGTAGTCAATAAGTCACCCCTACTAAAAGTGCCATTGACCAAAAGCTCGGATATTTGGTCATAGTTGAAAGTTGTTGTGTCTATCTTAGTCCTACGCTTAATGAACCTAAGCATATCTGGTGAGATAGGCTTAACTTCCTCATTGACCCCTACACTTATGTCAAAACGCTTCTGCACGCTTGTCCTTGAGCCAAGGTTTGATGTGAAGCCCCTTAAATTGTCTGTTTTAGGCGCGTAAAGCTCCTCCATCCTCAAAACGTGCCAAACATCGTTATACATAAAGAGAGTCTGAGAAAAGCCTCTATTGATGGCCTCTGTCACTGTGTAACTATCTTGATACTCCGTTGACTCAATTTGAAAAGTCTTAGGGTCTATCTTACACTGATCGATGCCAGTATAAGTAAGGCTATCAGTCATTGAGTCATGAAATAGATTGCTAAAGATGGTGTACTTAGTCCATCCTTGTACCGCCGTGCTTGTTGCATATTGCAAAAAGTCGAGAGGGGTAGTTTTAGCAGTTATCTCTGCGCCTCCATTAGATATAGGAAAGTTTTTCATATATCCTAAACCCTCTGTGGCTCTTAGCATAATGATATGGTTGGAGTCTTGCCAAACCTCTTGGAAATCATCTTGAAGCAAATAACCTCTCCAATAACCTATACTTACATTATTGTATGCAAATGTCACATAAATATCCGTGTCATTATCACTCAAAAAGTCATCTATACTCACACCACTTGAATTTGCCACTATCTCCATCTCTGCCAATTGCGGCCTTATGGGTTTAAATAAATCCTCATCCGTGTTAAACTCCTTTAATACAAAAGGCCTCGGCCCTCCACGCAAAGCATTGACACTGCCACCATATCCATCAAACCAAAAGCCCACGCGACAATCGTAACCATCTAAGCTTTTGAAATCTATCCTATATTTCTCTGCGTATGCCATTAACCCACTCTATTTATTGTCGTATTTGTTCTATTCAATGCCCCTACCAAGTCCTGGCCTCTCAAAACCACATTAACCTGCCCACTCATTCCCATAGGCCCACCACCTACACCTGCGAATGATGGCGCGGCTACACCACCACCAAAATTAAAGCCAAATAAATCACCTAATACTCCTCCAATGCCTTTGGCTATGCCACCACCACCTGTTGTGATAGCAGTACCAGCCCCTGGGAATAATATATTTCCTAAAAGTTTAATAATACCTGTGGCTATAATTTTTGCCACAAGTTGGTTAATTGTCTTTAATACTACTTTACCAAAATCTGCAAATGCAAATTTGCCTGTATCTAAGAAATTTGAAAATAATCCCTCTAATGGGTCTGTGAATGTACTTTTAAATAATGCAAGTCCTGCTATTGCATTTGTTTCCTTAACAAGTTTAGGAGCTAAATCTTTAAACCCTTCAGCAAAACTTGGTGCTTGAAAGCCTGCCTCACCTTCTGCAATTGCTAAAGATAAAGCTGCGTCTTCTGCTTTCTTAGTCTCTTCTGTTGCTTTCTTTTGCGCCTCTGTTCTTGCCTTTAATGCCTTAGCTTGACTTATTTGTGCATTTACTGCCGCTGCTCTTTGATTAGCCGCAGTGTTTGCTTTTTGGAATGCATCAAATTCTTTTAATTCAGATATTATTCCTTCCCAACCTTCTTTATAAGCTTTTTGACCTTCTGTTGCGCTTTGCTTTAATGCTTTGTCTTCTGCTTTTAAATTATCAACTCTATCCTTAGTTACTTTGTTTATAGATGCAGTTTCTGCAACGATAGGCTTTAATTGGTCATAATAAACTTGCTGACTTGCTGTTATTTCATCAACTTTCTTTTTGGCTTCTGTAAGAGAACCTTGTAAATTTTTTAAAGTTATTGACTCAGCACTTATACCTTGTTGTGCAGCAAGAGCTAAAGCATTAGTTTGCTTCTTACCTTCATTGTATTTACTTGTAGCTGTTGCTACCTCATTTGTTAATCTCGCTACCTCTGCATTGGCATTAGCTAAATCTTCTGCATTTTTAGTAAGTACAGCAGTTATACCAGCCTCTTGTACTTTTAATTTTAATAGTGCTAATCTTGATTCTGCAAGTTTATTAATAATATCAATACTTGAAGCATTAAGAGCATTTTCATCTCTTATACCAGCAACAACTTCTGGACTAACTTTTTTTAACTCATTGTATGCCTCAATTCTTTTTTGTTGAGGTTGTTCTAAGTCACTAATTGTACCAACAAGTATCTTAATTTTTGCCTCTTCGGTTGCCACATTACCACTTGCATCAGCAACGGCTTTATTAAATTCTTTTTGGCTTTCTGTTAATTTTGGTGCTAAGCCAAGCAAAGCATTAAAGGCCTCACCAAGAGACCCATATTTTTGTATCAAAGCTGTCACACCTGCGACAATAGCACCAAAGGCAAAAGATAGACCAGCTGGGCCTACTAATGATGCGCCAATGCTTTTTAAAGCTGGGCCTAATCCTCCTGCTTGTTTAGCAAGTTGACCAAATGAGTCAACAACAAGAGGTAAGTTGTTCTGTATCGCTATAAATCCAAAAGGCAAATCCCTAACTACACCACTAAGAGAGGTTAATTGATTTTGAGCATTGACTACGGGAGCTTTAAGGTTATTTAACTCACCAGAAACGGTTTTAATGGCCTTATCTACACCACTAATATCCGCTCCTATTTGTATTTGAATACTCATTTTGCTAACCTTTTAAATATTTCTCGCATCTCCTCCTCACTCATGCCACTCTTAGTCTCATCACCAGGTAACTCCCACAATGCCTCTGGTGTCTTTGGCGATGTTTTCGGATCGCCCATTAGTCTTACCATGGTAAACATCAATAGCCTTGTTTGTCTATAAGTGTCTACTTTTTTGTCCTCATAACCCTTAGACATCAAGCTAAAGTGGCGAGGGCTCAAAGAGTAGAAATCATGAGGCTTCAACCCTAATTCACCTAAGCCAAACGCTTCGACTTGCTCCCACGAGAGGTCTTTTTTTTTGGCTCATTATCAACTTGAGTTTGCTTTATTAGGTCATTATCGGCCCAAACTTTAATAGCATTAGTTATTGGCTCAATGCTTTCCTTATTCATCAAAGTGCGCTCGATAAAATCAACAAAGTCCTCAAATGTAAATGATGGCTCTACATCCTTGACAAGGCAGTTATTGAAATAACCACTATAAAGGATGTGAGCGATGCCTACCTCATTAAGCTCGTTATTGACAAAGCTCTTGCCCTCTACAAGTTTTCCATCACTTAGATACCTAAATGATGCCATACCAAATTTTAGTCCGACCTTTTGGTCATTAATAGTTATAGTGCAGTAATTCATAAAAGTTAAGCGGTTATGTCAAGAGTGCCAGTAGAAGAGATAGAACCAGAGAAATTGATGAACTCGGTAGTAGATTGATTAAGCGTGAGGTCTGTGATATAACCACTAAAAGAATGGTAGTACGCAGCGCCTGTGCTTGCCCCTGTGACAGTTGGGTTTTGTACCCTCACAGCTACCAATGTTTTGCTAACCATTGCGCTCAACAAGTCCTCATAAGATACTTGAGAAACGCTTGGTGCAACCTCGCAAATAGCATCAAAGTCCACGGTCATCTGTGGCTCTGCTACGCTTGTAAGTACACCGCAATTGGTTTGCTCTGTGGTGGAGTCAACAGTCGTATTGACTGAGGATGTACGCAGACATACGAGGTTTTTATAAGATGTACCACCAGCTACATCTATCTCAACATTCTGCAAACTGCCTTGAATTTGTCCCATTTTTGTTTATTTTTCGTTTACTAAATTACTAATTGTTATTAACTTTCTCGCTACAAAATTATCGCCATTTTGCAATGGCAAATAGCTTGAGCTTGTCCTTGCCATTGGATATACCTCAAAGTAAGCATCACTCCTACCATTTATGCCTGGGTC